TTTAATGGCTGCTCTGATTACTGCGCTATCTGATTTATCTAACTGTACTTGACCAGATACATCTTTAATTCTAGCATCTGTAAACCATACATTTGGAGATTTACGCAATGAACTTGCGTCAAAACCAAACTTTGCGCTCATATCTTCAATAGAGTCACCTTCATAGCTTGTATGGAATACAATACCTATTTCTGCTGCTAACATTTCACGTGCTGTTTCACTATCAGCGGGTACAACGTATGTAATTGTATTTGGTTTGAATGCTAAATGCTTTTTGCCGTCAATATTAACAGTTTTTAAATCACTTTTAGTAAACAATAGATCACCTTGTAGTACACCTTTAATACCTAAGTCTTTAAGATGTTCTAATGATGAAGAAAGTTTATCACGTAATCCTTGTTTACTAACTGCTTCACCTTTATTCGTTGTATCTGGATGATTTGTCTGAATATCTTCAGGTGATTTGTTAAGTTTCGCATTTTTAGCGAATACACCTTTTGTACCTACAAAGAATTTACCATCTGCAGGATCAATACCACAGAATACAGCGGGCGAACCGTCCCATTTTGTAGTTACAGCATCGCCTCCACCAGCGCCATCAAGTGTATCTAGTAATTTAGAAAATGTACCTACTACACGCTTTATTCCTTCATCGCCATACATAAAAACAAGTTCTTCAGCATGGTCAAGGTGTGTGTTTTTTGCTTCTGTTACTTCTTGTGTGGCGTCTAAAAGACCTTTCATACGCTGATGAAAACCTTTTTGTTTTAGGCGTGGTTTACGAGGGCCTCTAAATCTACGCTCTCTGCCTTTACCTAATATAATCTCACTAATCTTCATTTACTCTTCCCAAAAGGATCCTCACCAGTTAATGTTGGTCGTGAGAACCATAATTTAAACCATTCAGGAGTACCAGGTTGAATATTATGCTTACGCTGATATTCACCTTTTTCCGTGCCAGTATGAGATTGATTTTCTTGGGATGTAGAAGGGTCATCAACCTTATAAGGTTGATAAATTCCTGCTAATACTTTTAACTGTTTAAGCTGCTGTTCAAAATCCATTAATCATCAACACTGTTCATGCCTCTCTTAAATTTACGAGGGTCTTTAGCACGGATACTATTCACCAAACGCTTTTTTAAGTCGGCTGCAGTGTCTTCATCAAAATTACTTTCGATAAATTCTATTAAATTGATTGCACCTGCAATAATATGTTCACCCTTTTGTTCAACTAAACGTTTATTATCTCTGTCATAAGATATTGAGTTTAGTTCTTCAAATAAACTTTTACGTTTCATGCGATAAATCTCCGTTATCTGTATTTATCACGTTTCGTCAAAAGCGGAGCGACTTTTAGTTTTAAGCATTGCTCTTAATGATGAAGCAGCATCAGTTTTTTCAAAAACTGGTTCATCATCTTCTTGTTTTTTAGTTATAGTTGTCTTTTTTCGCAGTGTATCTACTACATTCAAAGTATTTGATATTTGATCCCCATCATCATAGCCCTCACTTGTATCATCTGAGATACGTAGACTATCTCTATCAAATACAAGATTGATTTTACTACCAACACCACTAGATGAACGAGTTTTCAACAACTGTAGTTGATACTGACCACGTTCACGCATTGCGTTTGATGTAAAGATACCAATAACGTTATCTGCTGTTTGAATTTTAGAGATACCACCTGCGATATGTGAGTGATCGAATTCAATTTCTTCGACCGCCGAACGGTTCAACTGTGATGCTGTTACAGTTACACACTGTGTTTCCATTGAAAAGTTTCTAACTTCTTCAGTTACATATTTGTCTTTGATAAACAGATCGCCTGCTGCTACTTTTTTAGTTGCTGGCATAAGCAAATCCAAATAGTCGATACAAATACAATCAATTTTCTTGCCAGTCTGAATTTGAAGTTCTTTCAAGTAAGAACGTAGATCATTGACTGTTGATCCAGATGGGAGATATTTGATGCGTAGCATACCAGACTTTTTGCCCTTCGCCTTGACTTCTAGTTCAACATCATCTAGTTCTTTGAAAATGCGTTTTGTACTGCGATCCGTCTGCATAGCATACATACGCATACTTGAAAGTTCTTCACTAAGTTCGAGTGTAAAGTAGACACAATTCATCCCAGCCTCGGCCCAGTTCAGACTCATATTTTGCATGAATAGGGATTTGCCTGCCCCAGAACCACCTGCGAAAATCGTAATCTCCCCACGATTTATGCCACCATACAACTTATCATCAAGAGCTTTCCAACCAGTCGTAATCTGACCGTTGTTATCTTTCATGCGCTCCAGAACACCTCTTGGATCTGCATAATAATCAGTACCCAAAGAACGTGCTAGTCCAGTCTGAACCGCCTCTTTAATTCTAAGTTCTACTTCACCATATTTTCCAGACTCTAATAAATCAGCACTATCGATAATAGCCTTCTCAATAGCCTTGTGTCTGCAAAATGTCTCGAATTCGTCTACAAACCAGTCTTCGTGCTGGGAGATGTTGTCCAACTTCTCTATACTGTGGCCTGTCTCTGCTTTAATCATAACAGTATCAGGCAATGTTGAATATTCTTCACTGTAATCTACAAGTTGCTTAACCACAGGACGGATTCCGCGGTCGAAATATTCAGGTTTGATAATACCCCGAACCCTTGTATAGAGTTCGGGGTTTGTAACCATGAATTGTACGAATAGTGTTTGTAAATCGAGGCTATAATTTTTTACTTCTGACATTCTTCTACTATATCAAAAAGGGTTGCGTTTGTCAACTAGTAAGTTTGAATGATGTGGTCTGCGATACCATGCTTAACTGTCTCTTCGGGAGTTAACCACATATCACTTTCTGGTAGCAAGTATTTGCGAATATATGCTTCACTCTTACCTGTACATTTCTTATAATGGTCTAACATACGTTCTGTTGATAGTTCAAACTCTTTTACAATAGACATTAGTTCGTGTTCTTTACCACGTGAACCCCAAGAATATTGGTGTGACATTACGCTTGTGTTTTGTGTGATATAACGATGCCCTTTTTCACCAGACATCATTAGTAGTACACCACATGATGCAATCATACCCATACCATATGTATGTACTGGTATTTTACTTTGTTTAATTGTATCAATTAAATGTAACGCACTGTTTACTGCACCTCCCGGTGAGTTAATATACAGATGAATTACTTCTGGGCGCTGCCCCTCAGGTGACATATTGTATTCCATAATTGCTCTCACTAGTGGCATACAGTTTTCCTGATTGAATTCTTTGTCCATGAATAGTACGCCGTTCTCCCATAAAATCTCACCTGGCTTTTTAGGTTGAGGCGGCATTTGTGGAGCCGGAGGAGGGGGAGGAGGAGCAGGTTGTTCCTTTGGAGCAGGGATGATTGTTACTTCCTCTTCCGGCTTTTTAGTTTTTGCCGGTGCCTTCTTTGCCGGTGCTTTCTTTTTTTCTGGTTTTTTTGCCATTTAGTTTTCCTTATCCTAATCGCATTCGTACATTTATTTTTGTACTATTACTTATTCTGCCATCAATTATACTTTTTAGTGTATATAATTTACCATATTTATTAACCGCATCTGCTGCGTCTTTTATATCGTCTTCCCAATTTGGAAATGATACACTCCATCCATTTTCTATTGCTTGTTTAATAAGGCGCTCACCTGCTTTGTCTCTGTCTGGAGAAACTATAACTTCTCCTTGAAACTGATTGATATAATCAATCTGAGCAGGTGAGGCCTCGTTACTCATTACACCTACACCGTCTAAACAAGCAGCGTCTATAACTCCCTCAGTGACAATGAGATACCGTTTATTTCTCTTTACAGCATCAACATTGTATAAAAAGTTCTTGGGCGACTTGTTCATATACTTAGCTTCAGACTTTCCCGTGAAGTCTCTACCTGTGTAACCAACTATTCTGTCACCTTGCCAAAACGGTATAATAACTCGGTTTCTAAAGACAGCGTGTGGCGACCAGTATGCGTCAATATAATCGTAGATGCCTCTATCTATTAAATACTTCGCACCCATAATAACACGTTCATCGGGCGCATCTGTATTTAGAATATTATCTAAACTGTCTGCTCCTTCAGGTAGTTCACAGTCTGTAAAAGTTGGAACACGTGTTGGTTGCGTCTTATTTATAAAAAGTGTAGGACCATCTACTAACTCTTTATCTCTGATTGCATCAAGTTGAAGTCGTTTGATATCACTTTCTGGTATACCAAGATTACGCATTAGCAGCAACATCTTTTTATTCAACACTCTACCACGTTTATGTGAAGCCTTGAACCCACAATTAAAGCAGTGATATGAGATACTTTCATCATCGTGTCTGATACCACCACGCATACGTGTGTCATTACGTGCTTCACCATTATCAACACAACAAGGGCAGTTGAACGAAAGCCAACCGCCACTTGCCATTCTACGTTGATGTGGAAGTGCATTATATAAAGATTGTTGTAGATCCATAGTTATAATATATCAGTTTTATGAACGGTTGTCAATCTCTATGCTACGTCTTTATCTGCATATTCTGAATATTGATTAAAAACATACGACCAAAGTTCACTAATATTTTTTACATCATTTGATAGTTTACCGTAAACAGCACCAAAACCTATAGAAGATGCATCAGATTTTATTATATCATCTTTTACAAAGCAATCTTTCATCATATTTTCAACATGCTTGATTACTTTTTGCGTTGATAGATTTTGTATGATTGTCGCTTTCCATTTGCGACCTGCATACTTACCCGACTGAATACGAACTTTAGGGTCCCGAGTGATACAAATGTATCCCAATTCTGTCAAAACTTGAATCCATTGTTCATACTCTGTACGAACAATATTTTTATCTACGACACCAAGTTCAACATACTCTACATCCCAATCTTCTTTTTTTGTACTTGATATTACACGTAAAAAAGAAGTTGTCGCTGCACATTGTCCTGCGTCCTTACCGGATAAGGCGTAAGATGCTTTTGAAAAAGCATTTACCACATTGACGTTTACTTCTGGATTTTCTTGTTTAGTGTTCCAAATGTGAAAGAGTTTCAGTTTTTCATTTTTAAATATAGCAAACGTAGTTTTCTGTTCCATTTGCGTAAACCTTTCCTTTGATTACATATATAATATAGTGTGATTCGCTATATCTGTCAAGAAAAATCGAAAATATCTTCTTCTACATCATCTACCATATCTTTAATACGGCGTTCACTGATATCAATATATTCTTGTGTCAAGTCCATACCGATATACGAGTGACCTAAACGTAGTGCCGCAATACCAGTACTACCACTACCATTAAACGGATCAAGAACTACCGAGTTTGGTCCAGGTGCGTATACATTAATCAACCAACGCATCAAGTCAATAGGCTTTGGTGTAGGATGTGTATTATATTCACCACGCTCTTTACGTGTGACACGAGGAGCATAGAAATACTTTTGATGTTCTGCTATGTCAAAGTGTCCTACTATATTGCTTGGATAACGACCATCTGGATTTGCGTTTACACGCTCAGTTTCTTGTTCTGTTGACTTAGTAACATCACTACCGAATGCTCTGCGTTTGGCACCACCGCTTACCCAACCAGTCGGTGGCTTGCCCTCCCAAGGAACACGATTATCATCAATATTGATTGTACCTGTTCCCCAACGTTCTATATTCGCTTTAATTGTTTTCTCACTAATAGGCTTTTGTGCTACAGCAATAGGTTCGTGTGCTGGCTTTAGTTTATTTGCTTTAGCCATCTTAGTTGTAATCATCCATATAACTTGGTCTTTAATATCAAAACCACCGTCTTCCATTTTACACGCCATACGATGATACAACTCAGGTGAACAAAAACTTAATGCCCATCCACCGGGTTTAAGAACACGTAACACTTCTTCCCAAGTAGTATCAGGCGGGACATCTTTATCCCACCCAACACCTGCGATATCCATACCATACGGAGGATCAGTTACAACTAAATCAACTGAGTTTTCTTTGATGTCTTTTAGTAGTTCGACATTATCTCCGCATAGTAAGTTATAGTTCATTAATATTCTCGCTCTAATACGTTATGTTCACACATGGCGCGGTCTTCATGTGTAAAGTAATTTGTCTTTACTGCACCACCGCTCTGAGTATACATTGCCCGCATGTAAAAGTCAAATCCTCTTTTGTCTTCTGACCACTCTGGTAATTGACGCATTTCTGCTAATACTGCTTCATACTTTTCAAGTAAAGTTTCATACATCTTACGCTTTGATGGAGAAACAACATCATCTGCATTAAAGACGGTTGTTGCGTTATATTTTGCTGAACTGAAAACATAAATCACATCGGGCTTAGGTAGCCCACCATTGTACACGGGATAATGACCCTTGCTCGACTTACACTCCACGCTATAACGATTGCCGTTATAATAAACATAAAAATCAGGTGAGTTCTGAATACCATTGGGCTGTGACTCGTATTCCAAGCCGTGCTTCTTCAACAGTTCTTCAACTTGGTTTTCATGTTCTGGGTTATCTTGTGAATTTGATTTGTATGGAAGTTCTAAGCAGTCGGCAAAAAACTTATTCAATGGTCCGTCATTTTTAAGTGTAACGGCATTCACTTCAAATAGTGGTTTATTCATGTTTTATCCTTTATCTGAGCATTTATCGTTCTGACAACTCATTTGTAGAATCAACTTGCTCTTTGATTATTGATATATATAGATTACTATATTATCAAATAAATGTCAAGAATTTACTTGATATGTTTCACTCCAAATTTTGATGTCTTTTTCGTATTGTTTCTGACAAAAGTTTTTCTGACGTTTCCAATAATTCATCTTACGCTCACAGATGTCTAACTCTTTAGATGCACGATGTTTCTCTACAATATCATCACTTTTCATCAGGATGAATTTTAAGAAGAAATAGTTTTCTAAGTGCTTACAAATCATATGATTAGCATTATAGTCTTCTGCGTAAAAAGGTTTCGTTGAACGACGAACTTCGTTATCTTGATAGCATAGAATCATAACATTATCCTCATTTTTGATTACATATTAACATAACACGATTCTCTAATGTGTCAAGACATTTCATACCAATTATCTTCACGTTGCATCATTTGTTCGTAGAATTTTTTATGTGCTTTAATATAGTCAGGTTGATTCATACGCTCATTTACAAAGTCACGTTTCATGAATTCATCACTCATTACATATTCATTGAACAGTTTTGAATACAGTTTTTCGCTGTATGCATCTACATTAAATGCATACTCTCCCCACACACACTGTGCGTCATAGTATTCTTGTAGTGTTAAAATTTGTGAAGTGTGAAGTGATGTAAGAGCAGGTTCAGTTACGATGTAAGCAGGTTTTTGATTGTCTAGCATTTTTGTTATCCTTATTAATGATTACATAATAAAGATAACACGATTCGCTATATTGTCAAGTTTAGTTGCGTAGTAGTATTTTTGAAATTGATCCACTAGTTGCTGTGTATGTAATTCTAATCCAGTTAACGTTAGCACGTACCACATAACCCTGAACACCTGTTTCATTGTTAACAATAATATTTGGATCATATAGTAAAGCAGGTGTTAAATCAAACCAGTCATTATCATTAGTAGACGGCTGAACTGACAAATCACCTTGAATGTTAACTGTACCTGTAAAGCCATCATAGTATATAGCAACAGTGTGTAGTGACTTGGACTTTACTGTATTACCAGAGCCGTCAAATGTTGTTGTCACAAACTTACTACCATCATTAAAGAATGTAGTTGTTTCTTGTGAGTCTTCAAACTCTGGATATACATCATCGATAACTTCAATTGTACCTTTTGCGTTATCATATGTATCAGTGTAAATGATTTGTTCCACACCATCTTCGACAGTGTACATAGCAAATTGATAGAAACCTTCTGGCAGCATAATTGTATCAGCAGTTGGAATAGTTAGGGAACACTGACCACGTAATGCGTTTGTTATATCTGCATATCTGAATAAGACATTTTCACGACTTTCTCTATCATACATTTTCCAGATGATTGTTTTATTTGTTAGATCGATAGGCTTTCTATCAGTATCTTTAATTTTAAATCTAAGAGTATTATCTATACCCTTGTGTAATTTGTGATGTCCGTCATACATTGGCATATTCCCCAGGTAAGTGTTCATAGTAGTGGTACCGTTCCCGTCCTGACACACTACTTCTATTTCTCTGCTATATTGAAATACATTTACATTAATCATACATGTATTTATCTCCCAGAAGCTACTTTTTTATTAAGCATAAATATCTTTATGGATAAAGACAAAGTAGAATGGATACAAGAGAATTACCCTTTTTTCTCTTGCGTCCGCTATGGTAAAAAAGAATATAAAGATTATCTTGGTATTGTAATCAACACCGATCAAATTATTACCTCTATGTATAATTTTGAAGATATTCCTACACCTGAACTTAGAAAATCTTTTATCGAATTAGGTGAACAATGGTGGTGGGAGTCTAATAGACTAATACCAATTAATCTATTTTTAGGATCACAGATTAGTGAATACCGAAATTGGATTTTAAATATGAATTCTAAAGATGTTCAGATATTATGGGGACCTGAAACATCACTAAACAATATAATGCAGAAGCGTATTAAACGCCGTTCTGTTCAACTTGTTCGCAAAATAGATTAAGCTGAACTACAATACTGACCGCATACGCAACAGCGTGTGCTTTTTTAAAATAATAACTATCGTCTTTTGGTTTAGACCAAACTTCACTTTTGATTTTTTCTTTGTTTTCGTTTAGTAGATACCTTTTAGCGGGACGAATGATGGCAAGTACCTCTGCTAGTTCTTCAACACTCTGCGGCTTTAATACCCGCAGTACTTCGATATGATTAGCAACATGTGCTAAGTTCTGTACTACTTCCTCATGCTGAAATAAATCCCATACAGGTTCTTGTTCCATAAGAGAAACAAGGTGTTCTTCGTCACGCACACCATCATACAGTGAGTTATTAAGAAAATCTAGTTTGAAGTAGCCACGTTCTTCTGCTTCTTTGTATTCAATGCTTGCTAGATTAGAAACAGGATCATGTGGTATTTTACTGACATAGACGCCACTGTTATGCTTTGTATACACACCTTTCTTGTTGATAGACGCTGGAACATGACATATCTTGGATAGAACTACATCCCGATCTAATACATCAATATCAATATCAGTTTGATTACTCATTTCCATACCATAATGAACATAGCAGCATCTTGTTCATCTTCAAAATATAAATCACCTCTGTGGGCTACATAATACCCAGAGCAATTTTCATTACACCAATCGATTAACTCTGTTAGTACACCACTGCCGGGTACTAACTCATTTTCAAATTTTATATTCTCTTTAGATACTGGAGTCCATTCTAAGAATTCTTTATTATTGAAGTCACTTAAAAACTTTCTTCTATAATCTATCTTTCCTTGAATGGCTCTTAGTCTATCTAAGCGTTCTCTTACATTACTATGTTTCAGCATTCCCAAGGAAACTCTACCCATGTTTCAACTTCAGTTGGTAATTCAGCACTATAATAATCAGTATCTACAATTGAATTAGGATCCATCATTATAGAAGCAAATCTTACGTTTCCATGCCAAGTTTCTTCCCAAGCAATAGTATCATTCGGCATACAATTAGACTTCCAATCATTCATAATCCAAGCAAGTGCATCTCCGCCACGATTAATATCATCTATTATTAAGATATTCTTTCTTTTCTCATTGTTTGAAGTACAAGAGTTAAAAATATTATCTCTATCTGGTACGTTCACATAACCATAAGCATCTTCTGCCATCCAGCAATTACTTTCAGTATTTTCTTCTAATCCATCTGCTGCTAATTGTACACAAAGTGTGTGCATTGGGATATCTGTCATATGTGATAACATTACTGCTGGAACTAATCCACCACGGGTAATACCTATAATATAGTCTGGTCGCCAATTATCTTTATACATCTGCATTGCTATATCTTGTACAGAACGCTCTACTCTTTTCCAGTCATAAGTTATCAGTTTCATGTGTCACCTGTTTACTAAATCTTCATCATCATCTAATGGTTGTTCACCCAATAGTAATGCTTCGGCTGCTTTATATTGTTCATAAAGACTTTTTAACAAATCATACTCTTCTAATTTTTCAGGATCGGGCCTTAAAATACCTAGATACTTTTCTATTTTATCAAGTCTTTCGTTTGTTACATCTTGCGGTGATTTATAATCATCTAAATTAAATGTTAAATCATCTAAATTAAATGTTAAATCATCTAAATCAATAATATCATCTGGTAATACAGTAGGAGTATTCATGGTAATTGTAGTACTATCTGACATATCTAACCAATCACCAGTTATATTAATAGTCAAATCAGCATTATTCATCTTCAGTTGCCTTTTTTATATTCCAATTACCTTTTTCATCCTCATACCAAACTAATGTATCGCCTTCGTTCCAGCCAAGCTGTTCCAATACTTTTTGAGGTAATTCGATGTATAGTTCACCGTCTTCATCCTCTTGTATTTCTAAAACTGTGTCGGTTCTTTTAGTTGATACTTTTTTAGTACTCACAATCCCGCCTCCTTTAATACCATCTGAACAAAATCAACATCTTCTTTTCTTGTTGAAAACTTTCGTGTCCAAAATGTAGGTTCTAAATATTCCATAATTAAATTTTGTTCCTGATTGCTTAATGCGTCAATAGCTGCGCTCCCGCTAGAGCAATTAAAAATAATCCAAGGGCTAATCCTTCCGGATTTGACCCAATGAATAAGACGCGGCTTACTAATCTCCCTAAAGAATACATTATACGGTCTATCATTTTCTCTACTCCATTGTTCCATCAACAGAATACCACGTTCTACCGCACGTTCTGCTGTTTCTTTTTTGTTTAACTCTCTTATGTATGTTTCATATACTGAATCGCTACACCATTTATCTAATTTTACACTATTTCGTATAACAAAGTCAATGAATTTTTCAGGATCGATAGCACTTATTTCTAATATGTGTCTACCAAATTTGGTAAACGCCGTATAGTAATTACTCTTCGCAAACTGTTCATAAGTTTTTTCTTTTGTTGCTCCTTGAGTCAATTCATAAAATCTATTGTATGCCAATAGACCCAATCTAACATACTTAGAGTCTTTATTTAGCCATCTTCGCTTTTGTTCACACAAATGAACAGCAAGAGTCTTTTCACGCTTGAAACTCTTTCCACAAAATTGACACTCAAAACTCATTTCTTTTTACGCTTCTTTTTACCAAATATTTCTTCTAATTCTTTTTCGCTTTTTCCCACATCAAGTGCTAATTGTCTTATTTCGTTTTCATCATTTATTTCCATAAATAATTCCACTTCATCATTCTTTAAATGAGGATAAACTTCAGAAATAAATTCAGATACTTTGTCTGTTTTCTTTTTTGAATTAGGTGCTTTTATCCACTGATGGAATTCTTTTTTACCTGAACCTGTTAAACAAAATAACTTCCACATTAATTCATCATGTTTATATAAATCAACGTAATGTTTATTAACAAATTCATTTGTATTTAATAAAGCATCGTCACGGGACTTCCCATTGACGCTACTAGCATATCTGAGGAATAACCAACTGCTCCACTTCTTTTTATGTTCATCTGATAGATTAGCATACCAATTAAAGTCACGCCTATCCATCGCATTCAAAATATCATTCAGTGGTAATTTATCACTCATTAGAAGAACTCATAACTACTTAATACATCTGGTATACGATTTAAATCTTTTACAAAATACGCACATCTTGGTTTTTCTTTATGTTCAAGTGGTATAGCAAGAATGTGACCATATTTTAATTTAGGGAAAAACCATTTCACATCTGCGAATACATTATTTACTTTGATAGGTTTCCATTCCATTGTAAATCCACCCAATGGATTTGTCAATATAGTATCGAATGAACGCTCATTAATACTTGTAAGTGGAATAAATTCTAGTTCACCGATTTCTCTATCACCGATTAAAATATTCCAATCAATCGGCATTTCTACTTTGAATTCTCCTATACTTAAACTGATGCTAGGTGCATTAAATGTTTCAATAAAAACCAGTGGAATAAAAAAGAAATCAGGTTCTTGTTTGTCAGTAACGTCCAACACACAATATCTTATATCTTCGATTTCATCAGGTAAGTTATTCATTTCAAAACATCGATTTTCTGGTGTTAATATTTTCATTAGTAATTTACTTTCTGTATGTTAAATGGGTATTCTGCATCTTTATAATATTTCTTACGTTCGGTCAAATGACGCTTACTAAACTTACATCTACTTGTGATGTCCCAAATCTGTACAAAGTCTTTATCTTTAGCAATACGAACCCCACGTCCTATTGACTGAATAACACGGACGAAACTTTTACCAGGCTCCAGGAGAACAAGATTAAATATACGAGGAATGTTAATACCGACAGCCGCAACTCCATAGGTTGCAATAGTAATGTTATTTGTTCCTTGATTGATTTCATTGTATGCTTCTTTTCTGTCATTAGTTTTCATTTCGCCCTGAACAAATTCTGCTTCAGGTATAAGTTCTTGTAAAAGTTTACCGTTGTTTATTCTTCCTGTTAGTACAAGAGTATTACCAGTTGTTGAAATTTCTTTAATCATATTTGCTAGAAACTCCATACGCTTTTTATCTTCTAGTAAAAATTTAAGTTCACTTTGATAACTTGTATATTCAGCAGTTTCTTGTGTTTGTACAATATTCACTTCGCAGTTAGCAAGTACACCTTGATCCTGTAATTCTTTTGCTGCTAGTCTATTGGTAACTTCACCCAATGAACTACGCAGTGACGCAAACTCATAATCTGCTTTTGGAATAGTACCTGTTAATCCCCAACGAATAGGAACATTAGCAAATACACTTGTAAGTAAATCTTTTAAAACGTCTGCCTTCGCTTGGTGTACTTCGTCAACCATAACACAAATAACATCTTCGATAAAGTCCATGATGTTATCTTCGCCCTTTTTAGTTTTCTTCAATAGACTATTGAGAGATTGCCAAGTACAAATAGTATGTGTCTTACCAATATCTTTACGGTCTCCGAAGTACACCCCAACGTCCAACCCACAATTTATATAGTCTTCTTCTGTCTGTCGAACCAAGTCCTTATTTGGTACAATAACAATAGAGCGACCATACTTCTCTACAATTTTAGACAGTGTAGCAGTCATAATAGTTTTGCCTGCTCCTGTCGCAATCTCTTGTAGTGATTGTGGGTTCTCAATAAATTTATTAATAACTTCAACTTGATAATCACGCAAACGAATTGTTTGACCTTCAACTGGATGTCCTTTAGGCCAACATGTGTCTCCCCAAAATTCAGTATCTATTTCATTAAATTCTAAAGCAGTGTGTTCACGTTTATCATCAATATCTATCTCGTAACCCGCACTAATGATAATAGGCAATAAATCATCTAATAGATTTAAATATGTTCTACCACCTACATCACAAAAGCGAACTGTTCCATCCCATCTCCCGAGTTTATACGCAGGCATATGATACGCATGTGGTAAAAAGAACTTGAGTTTATCAGAACACTTTCGTCGTGTTGCTGGATCAAGTCCTTCCAACTTTACGTTCACTTCATCTTTGATTACGATTGTACACTTTTTCATTTTTTTATAATAACATTTTTAGTATCGGAAGTCAATATATAAAAAGACGGATACCAGGGAGAGAAAGGAGAAGACCCAGTATCCGTCTACTTGTGAAGCGAGTTATGCCCGCTTCATACAAGTTGTTTCTGCGAAACGCTGCCAGCGTGTCGGGTTCATCTTACACAAGTCTGCAAGTTTTTGAGCCATACGCAGCGAGATTTCACGCATTTTAGATTGATTATTTTCTAAGAACTTTACAATTTCATCCTCTTGTTCTTTACTTAGTCCTTTAGTATCGAACAGACCACCGTCACGTGCGATTTGCTTAATACGCAAAATCTTTTCACGTGTAGTGTCCATTGTCAAATCAAGATAGTGACAACGAGACATGATAGCTTCTAAGTGATCCTTGATTTTAGTTGAACGCACATTGTCAAACTTCAAGTTAGTCACAAAGATAACTGAACCTTTGAACTCGAAAGTATCAGGAACTCCTTCACGGCGAAGAAAGTGAGAGTCAGAGTTCCAAGAAATCTTACGCTTCTTACCGCTATCAAGTGCTGCCTTCAGAATGTTTAGTGCATCCTCGTTGAACAAGATGCTATCACAATCGTCAAGTACAACAACTGACTTCGGGTCAGAATACTTGTACAGTGTAGCATATAGACCAATCGGTGACATTGTACCTTTGACAAATGTGTGACGTAGCGGACGCTCTGCCATTACGTCAAATAGAGAATCTTTCTCAATGACTTGTTCAATGCCATATGTCTTACCGACACCAGGAGGTCCTGAGACAACCATGCCACGCACGATACCGTCAAGTGTAGCAGCAGTCATTTCATCAAGAATGTCGAAACGTTCAGCAATGCGATTCATTACTTGTTCATCTGTTTCGTCATGTTCACAAACAACCTCAACATCCTCAGGCTTTACTTTGATACGCATCTTAGCACGACCAAACTCAGTTTCAGAACCGTCAACTGTAATAAATGTTGAACCGTCTTTTGCTTCTTTTATTTCTTGTACAACAGGAAAGATACCTGCAATTTCTTGATTGCGATAAAAACCTGAAGTGATTTGAACTATAGACATAATCTTCCTTTCTCTCTTGATTACATTTATACTATAAAGCGATTCGTTATATTTGTCAAGTTTTACAATCGCCTTTCTATTTCTTCTAACTGTGCTAAATGCTTTTCATGTTGGTCACGAATATGTACATATGATTTCCACTCTGCGAAATCATGTGTTTCTGGACCAAACTTATTATTACGTGACTCGGCAGCATTTTCTGCCAATTTTTGACCGAACGAATACCAATCTACAATTTCTTTAGTATCCAATTTATAAACTACATACACTGGAATTCCAGCATCAATTGCTGATTCTAATTTCATATTTACATCTCCGACAATTCAAAATAACAATCAGCAACAAGGCTTTCGCCCATGCTACCATATTCGGAACGAATAATTTCGTATACTTTATCTACATTATTTCCTTCTTCAATTAAGTCATAAACACGTTCTTGTACTTCAAGAATAAAATTACCTGTTGCACTCATTCAGACACCTCTTTAATTTCATAGATGGTTTTGTCAACTTCTTGACCTTTTACATATGCTTCCGCATCTTCACGGCGTGAACAAACCGCTACAGTTTGCCCACCTTTTACTTTTACAATATACATTATGCTGCTGCCTTTTGTTTATTTGTACAGATATAGGGTTTATCCCAGTAACCAACATTGATACTCATATAAAATGCTGTATCAAAGTAGTCAATCTGAGCATCGCTATTGTTATACCAAGCACGGCCACCTTCTGCCTTAGCAGGAGCAGACTTTACAATTTCTACAATATCATTGAAAAGATTTTCATGCTCACCATAGAAATGAGTATGATACTGATTGATTTGCTCATGACCTGTGAACTTACGCACCCGCCCGTCATACTTGTCAATGCTATCCATAGAACCATCATAAAAGTCAATGACGCCTTCTTTAAGCGTGATAATAACAGAACTATAGTTATCCCGACGAACACCAAATTTGATATTCTTACCAAACTTTTCTTTTAGTGCTTTACGAATTTCTTTAACTTCGTTAGTAGAAATATAAGCCATGTGATAGTCCTTTTCTCTTGATTACATAATTACTATATAGTGATTCGCTATTACTGTCAACCTTTTTAGGCAACTTTTCCAACAATCATTGAAGTAGGAACCCGTGTTACTGTGCGACCGAAAGGTGTAGCACCTGCGTCTACTACTTCAATAGTTTTGCGATTCATTTTAGTAATAACACCACGACGAACATAACCATTGTTTGCCCATTCAACAGTGTCACCTTTTTTCAAACCACGCTTTGCTTGATTTCCGATGAAAGTCATTTGGTCTTTCCAAACTTTAGCAAGAGCATTCAAATCATCTTGTGTTTGAATTTTGCGAATAGCATCAATTGCGTTAATCAAGTCTTGTGTATTTGACTGAAGCTGTGTCATAAGAAATCCTCTCTTATCTGATTACTTAATTAATATAGCATGATTCTCAGTATTGTCAAGTTTTATCCATAAAAAAAGGGCGATAAACGCCCTCTTTTTAATATGTTTTAATTTTTATAGTGACATTCCACCAAATGTATTTGTGTCAACATCTTGCTTAACACCGCCAATAACATAAGACGAAATCTCTGTTTCTTGTGGAGCAACTTGTACTTCTGCACCCGCAATCCATTTTTGTGTCCACGGCAGTGGGTTAGCTTGTGGTGTTGTGTATGGACATTTTAGTCCAACTGCGGTCATACGCTTACAGCAAATCCATTCAATATAATCACTTAGAAGTTGTGTGTTTAGACCAATCATTGAACCATCTTTAAATAGATATTCAGCCCATTGTTTTTCTTGTTCTACAGCATCAACAAACATTTTGATACATTCTTCTTCTGTTTCTTGCGCAATTTTTACATAATCAGGATCATCTTTTGGTAGAAGTTTCAGTAGAGTTTGTGTTGAACCAAGATGTAAGTTTTCGTCACGTGCGATTAGTTTAATAATTTTTGCGTTACCTTCCATCTTCTTCAATTCAGCAAATGCCCACGAACATGCGAATGAAACATAGAAGCGAACACCTTCAAGGATATTCACACTCATTAGAGTTTTGTAAAGCGATTTCTTAATTTCATACAAATTAACATTGACATTACGTGCTTCACGGTTTGAAGTAACTTGGTGAGTACCTTCACCCAATAAATTATACCACATTGACATTTCAATCAGTTCATCGTAGTTCTTTGAAATATCATCAGCACAGTCCATGATTTCTTCGATCTCCATCATTTCGTCAAATACTTTTGATGGGTCAGCATACACGTTACGAATGATATGTGTATATGAACGTGAATGAATTGTTTCACTAAATGTCCAAGTTTGGATCCATGCTTCTAGTTCTGGAATAGATACTAGCGGAGCAAATGCTTCTGTTGGCGCACGACCCTGTACTGAATCTAAAAGAATTTGACGTTTTAGATTAGATGTAAAGATATGCTTTTCATGTTCTGTAAGATTTTTAAAATCATTAGAATCTTTTGTTACATCTACTTCTTCTGGACGCCAGAAGAAACCCAATTGCTTATCTGTCAACTTATCGAACTGCTTATACTTTAGCATATCATAACGTTGAATTGTTACACCGCCGTTTGGATCTAGGAATGCTAGTGCCTTCGTGTGGTCTGCTTTATTTTGTGCATTGAATACTGACATATCTTAACCTCTCTTAAATTACACAGCTATCACAAGCTGCGTCATCGTCTAATTCTGTCTGTGCTAATGGATCGTCCATTAGTTTGTTTACATCGATTTCTCCTTGCCCATCAAATGTATTAAAGTAGTAAAGTTGCTTGCCACCATATTTGTAGAACATGATTAAGTGTTGTAACATAAGTGACATTGGAATCTTTTCGTCTTCAAAGAATACAGGGTTGTATGATGTATTCACTGAAATACCCTGGTCGATATATTTCTGCAGAACAGCCATAATCTTTAGATAACCTTCTGGTGTCTGTTGATCCCATAGTAGTTCATATTTGTTTTTCAGTTTATGAATGCCTGGTACAACTTGCTTTAGAACACCATGCTTTGATTGCTTTACAGACACATAGCTACGTGGCGGCTCAATACCGTTTGTAGAGTTTGAAATCTGCGCTGATGTTTCTGCTGGCATCAGTGCCATTAGTGTACTATTACGAATACCGTGTTCTTTTAGGTCTGCACGTAATGATGCCCAATCCTGACGTTCAACGTACTCCGCTAATTCGTCAACATCAGTCTTACGTGTATCCATTGGAACAATACCGTCACCGTATTTTGTTTCACCGACACCAGGACACGCACCCTGTTCTTTTGCTAATGTGTTTGATGCTTTAATCAAATAGTATGACCATGCTTCTGCCCATTCATCTACTAGATTTAAATCTGGGTTAGAATAGTTTGTATCGTTCTTCGCAAGCCAGTAAGCAAAGTTAATAATACCTACGCCAAGTGGTCTACGATTATTAGTTGATAGTTCTGCTGCTAGAACTGGATACTTTTGATAATCTAGTAATGCGTCAAGCCCACGTACTGCTAATTCACACGGTTTTTCAAAGTCTACTGGTGTTTTGATGTTGCCCCAATTGATTGCTGAAAGTGTACATAGTGAAATTTCGCCTTCTTCATCAAACACATGCTTTAGCGGTTTAGTTGGTAGATCAATTTCACAGCATAGATTTGATTGACGAATAGGAGCTACATCAGGTTTAAATGAACCATGGTCGTTAGCGTGGTCAACATTCATCAAATAGATACGACCTGTATTTTTACGTTCGTTCATAAATGATGAGAATAATTCTGCAGCAGGTATAGACTTTTTACGTAGTCTAGTATTTCTTTCTGCTGTTTCATATAGTTCACGGAATTTGTCTTGGTCAGCAAAAAATGCTTCATATAATCCTGGAACATCACTTGGAGAGAATAATGTAATGTTGGCGCCTGTCATTAGACGTTCATACATTAGTTTATTAAACTGTACGCCATAATCTAAGTGTCGTACACGGTTATCCTCAGTTCCCTTGTTATTTTTTAGAACTAGTAAATCTTCTACTTCTAAATGCCAGATAGGATAATAAAGTGTCGCAGCCCCACCGCGGACCCCGCCCTGTGAGCAAGATTTCACGGCAGACTGAAACATCTTATAGAATGGAATAACACCTGTATGTGACGCATCGCCATTACGTATCGGTGAATTGATAGCACGAATACTACCAGCACCAATACCAATGCCCGCTTTTTGTGAAACATATTTAACAATTGATGAAGATGTCGCATTGATTGAATCAAGCGAGTCATCTGTTTCAATTAGAACACAGGAGGAAAATTGTCTCTGCGGAGTGCGAACGCCTGCCATGACTGGTGTTGGAAGTGAAATATCAAAATTGCTGATAGCATCATAATAATCTTTCACCCAACGCATTCTTTCATCACGAGGATATTGACTGAATAATGTCGCCGCAATAAGAATGTATGCCATTTGTGGTGTTTCGAATAGTTGTTTCGTTACTCTGTTCTGTACTAGATACTTTCCACGAAACTGTTCCATTCCAACGTATGAGATATTGAAGTCACGTTCATGCTTAATGAAACCGTTAATTCTATCCCATTCTTCTTCTGAATAGTCTTCTAGTAATGCTGGATCATAAAAACCTCGTTCTACATTATTTTTAACAAGGTCAAGAACATGCATTGGCTCAAAGTCGCCATATACTTCTTTACGAATATGGTAATTAATTAAGTTACCTGCTACCCACTGATAGTTTGGAGTGTCTTCACTAATCAAATCAGCGGCGCTTTTAATAAGAGTTTCTTGGATTTCAGAACTTGTAATTCCATTATAGAATTGAATATGTGATTTGATTTCTACTTCACTCGGTGATACACCGTTTACTCCATCACAAGCGAAAAATACAACTTTGTGCATTTTCTCTAAATCTAATTGTTCTTTTGTTCCATCCCTTTTAGTAACTTGAATATTACTCATTGTTTTTATATCTCCAAAATTGCAATGTATTTACACACATTACTATTAACTTAATATCTGTTGTTTATATCTGCGTCTTCCATTCCAGCTACACGTAGCTTAATAATATTACTTAGTTGGAAATGTTTAATTTCAAATCCTTTCGTAATACCAAGAAATTGATTTCGCATAAATGCTACTTGGTTTATTAATTCTGAAATTGCTACAACTTCATCTTCACCATCTGCGTACTTTTCTGCGTCCCTGCTAGACAGTGCTTTGTTGTAGTTCTCCAGATATTTTCTTAGGTATTCGCTACGCTTTTTGCGTAAACTTATATTTAGATGTTCTAGAATGGCTTCTAACTCTTGTAGTTGAGAAAATCTTAGTTCAACATATGCTGGTAGTTCTGTAGAATTTTTCTCTACATTTCCTTTGATCTTAACTTCAGCACGTGCTTCAGCAAGTTCTTTATCAAAGTGGTCAAGACAAGAAGGAATATTATTCCAGTCTTGTACAACTTTACGATACCAACTCATTCGTCATACTCATCCCATTCATCGTCTTCATCTTCGTAATCATCAACAAAATATCTATCAAATGCTGTTTCTAGTATTTTATCATTTTCAGTCATTTCTTCAATATCAGTTTTTGATATACCATAATCGTCACACAGTTTAATGATACGTTCAGCAGCTTCCATTTTATCTTTAGCTGGTACTAAAGGTTTCATTGCTTCCCACATATCAAAGATAAAATCAGTTTCAATTGCTGCCATATTATGCCTCATAAATTGCTGAGTTTGCTCCGTGTTCTGAACATTCACACGAAACGCACCAACATCGGTTATCTGTCATATTACGAACCAGTTCGTCTGCCTGTTTCCATGCATGATAGGCAAAGCGTTCTGCTCCGACACCATCAAATATAGTAAGTTCAGCAATACCATCTGATTCTAGTTCTTTTAATTTATATAGCATAGGATCATTTTTGTCAACCACTACTTTATGATCAAAGTTATCTTCTAACCATGCTTTAAGCGGTTTAAGTCCGCCAAAGTCTACAGCCCAATTACGATGGTCTAGTTCATCGCACCCAAATGTAAATTTGAATGCGAGACTGTATCCATGTAAAAATCTACAATGTGAGTGGTCTGCATGTGGTTGACGAAAGACTGCTGATAATCCTATGTTGTGTCCATATGTTTTTGTAGAAAGATATTTAGCCATTATTCATTACCATTAAGTTCAGCGTTTTCATCAATAATTTCACCATTATCATCTACTTGTAGTGCTTCAAGGCCGTGCTTTTCAGCGTCAATATCTTCCATATTCCACTCTGCCATGATAACATCTAGTTTTTCATCAGTCCAATTTTTACGGAACTCAATCATTTCTTCACCAGATTTGGTCACATACTTTAGACGATTACCTTGCTTTACAAGCAGACCTTTTGCTTCAAAGAATTCAAGTAGACCTGAATAAGGAGACATACCTGTTTCATATGGGATTTCTACCTGTACACTTTCAAACGGCTTCGCATAACGTGTTTTCATAATCTTACATGCCGCACGAATACCATGAACTTGTGATGTCTTGTTACCGTCTGCGTCTGTTTTCAGTTTCAACTTACGCATAGCGATAACAATACTTGACGCATAGATAAAGCCTTGACCGCCTGAAATCTTATCATCTGGATCAAACATATCTTGTGACGCATATGTGTGATTAGTTGCTACCATACCTACGTTAAAATCGCCAAACATATTCACACAGTTACGAACAAGTGCTGATAGTGCTTTAGGCTTACGACCCATATCACCTTTCATATCGCCTTTATTGAACTGGTCAACATCTGTTGGTGTTAACATCATACCCAATGAGTCAAGTACGAATAGAACCTTAGGACGATCTTCTTCGTCTGCGTCACCATAATCAGAACGATACTCTTTCATAAAGTCTGAAATGATTTTAGCAACATCATCAATCATTGCTACGTTTAGTTTTAGAAGTTTATCTTCGCTTGTATCTACACCAAGTGCTTCTAGCCAAGAGTTGTCTAGTGCATTTTCACTATCAATAAGAACTACATAGATACCCTGATCCTGTGCGTTCTTTACTACGTTACCTGACGCAATATAAGACTTACCAGCGCCGCTTTCGCCTGCTAGAACTGTTACTTTACCTAGCGGAATACCTTTGTGAAAATCACCTGAGATTAACTTGTTTAGACAGTAGTTACCTGTTGAAATCCATGTGTCCGGGTCACGAAACCCAATTGACATACCTGGAACTGATTTTGTAATACTTTTACGAAATTTACTCGCATCAAATGCTTTTGCCATAATCTACTCCATGTTGTGAAAAAGAGAGGGCTAATAAAGCCCTCTAAGTTAGTAAAATGATTAGTCGCTCTTACGGGCACGAATCATTGCTAGAATATCTGAAGCATCCTTGCCAGCACTTGGAGACTCAGTTGTGACAGCTTCAGCTTCAGCTTCTTCATTTGATTTAAAAGGAATATCGTCTTCCTCTACTGCTGCTGGTGCTGGAGCAGGCTTTGGAGCCTGAGCAGGAGCAGCTTTTGGAGCTGATGAACCTGATGATGAATTAGTAGCTGCACCTTCAGGAACCTCAAGACCATATGGCTTATAGAAGTTACCCCAACGCTGTGGATCATATAATTCACCATCTACTGATGCTTCGAACATCTCCATGATTACATTTAATTCATCCTGTGAAGGACGCTTTGGCATGAACTCATTCAAGTCAAACAAACCATGAGTTTCGATTGCCTGACGCTCTGCTTCATTTAGAGAACGCTCTTTACGTGCCCAATTTGAAGTAGAGTAATCTGCGTACTGACCTTTTTGCGTTTTTGTCAAACGGAAGTCTGTACCTGCATCGTAATCAGTTGGAAGATTTTCCATATCTGGATCCATCAACGCTGCTTTTAGCAGTTTGAAGATTTGTGGACCAATCACAAAACGACGGATTGGATTTTCTGGGGTTTCTTCGTTCATCGGGTCAGTTACTACAAACCCTTGGAAGATGTATGAACGCTTTTTCCAATACTTACGACCAAGTTCTTCCATTGCTGGATCTTTGAACCAAGGACGAATTTCAGCATGTACTGGACATGTATCGCCCCACATTTCAATACATGGGACCTGAACAGTAACTGGTTTCTGTTCGCCACCTACAACACCTGCGAAAGGCATTTTGATGACCTGACGTTCACGCCAGAAGAATACGTTACTTGAGTCTGCGTCTGGTAAGAAGCGAATAACCGCAGTACTATCATTATCCATATTCCAGAATGGATAGATTGCGTCTGTACCACGATTTTGATTAGAATTAGTTTCTGCTTTGTTTTCTTGTGCCAGCAGTTTTGCACGGATTTCTGCTAAAGTTGCCATAATGTTTACTCCTATATTAGCCTATATTAGTTTTTGTATTAGCCTAGATGTACTACCTCTCTAAGTTAATAGATTGATAATAACAGTTTTATTTATCAATGTCAAGCGAAAAAGGGAGCCTAAGCTCCCTTTTTTTGTAAAAATATTTTTGTGATTTTAGTCTAAATCAAATCTTGAAAATGCTTCACTCAGCATTTCATCAATACGCTCATCTGCTGATTTAGCATCTTCTTCTTTCTGTACTTTCGAAAGTTTTAAAAGATAACCTGCTAGTTGAATTTTATCTTTTCCTACACCTTTAGGATTTTTACGTATTTCTTCCGCAACATCAGATAAGAAGTTAGATAATTCTGCTGCTCTATCGTGTCCTTTATTCTTACGTTTCTTATCATCAGACGCATCAACATCTACACGATGTGCGATATCGTCTAATTCTAACGCAATCATATCCATTTTACGCTCTGCTGCGTTTTCTTTGTCAGAAGGTTCACTATATTGCTTTTTAATTTTATCAAAGTCGTAACCATCTTGTCTTGCTGGGAAATAGATACGATTAAGATTTTCACCTGTCTTTTTATCTTTACCCATAATGATTGATTTAACACGTTCAACTTGGTTAGCACGGTTGTTTTCCATTTCTTCTTCATTTACACGATGAACAAGTGGCAGAATGTCTTTTAATGATTCTTCAAATGTTGACTTTGTGAATTTTGCTACGTAATCATTTACAGTTTCTTCTGTAATTTCTGCTTCTTCTGACTTTTCATTTAGAGCCATTGATTCAACAAATGATGTATAACCTTTTGCAGTTTGAATACGTTTGATTGACTCTTTGATGCTTTCCATCTTTTGCTTTACGTTAGCAACGATTGAACGATTGTTTTCATTTACAAGTCCTTGCTTGTTTACAACGTTCATAAATTCTTTTAGTTTTGATAGATTTGACGAATGTTCAACAATCGCTTCGCCAACCATATCACTTGGAACACCACCGCTTGCCACATGTCTAGCCATTGCTCTCGCACCATTAAGATGCTTGTATGGATACTTAAAACGTTCACCGTCGGCATTCTCAATAAAGATTGATGAAATGTTACGAGAACGTGCACCACGCTGTTCTTCATTAACTGGCGCTTTATGTTTTACGATAAGTCTTACATTTTCTAGTGTTTGGCGACTTGTACGTGATGAGCCTTCTAATGGATCAAATCCCTCGAATACATCAGCCATAGTCTCCTCCTTGTTTTGTTCTACTTTGTATGCATAATTTTTTGGCTCAATATGTTTACCAAATGTTCTAATATCGAAATCTAACATATATTCACGTGAAATATTTTTTAGTGATTTCATTATAGTGTGAACTTGTGAGTTATCAATATCAACTTGTTCACCTAGATGATATTTAATTTCTTTACTGTCTTCATCAATTTGAACCATGATGTTTGGTTCTTTGACATAGAAAAATCTAGCTTCTGTTGGGTCTGCTACACTTTTTCCATCTTGTGATGAAAACATACTAGGCTGTAACCCATTACCCTGAATTACACGCATTACTTTTTCTGATATGTTACTAAAATTTACAGCCATGTTTAATTTCCTTTATAGTATTTATCAAAACTATTAAAATATAACTGGCAAGGGATCCAAGTCGTAGTCGTCTCCATCTAAACTTTCCCCTAATATACTTTCATATTGTTCATCAAAACGTGAAATTACTTGTATTTGTCTGACACATAGAAGTGTCGCTGAAACTAAATCGTCTGTTTCTCCTAATTTTGCCTCATATGATTTTCCTTTGGCAACAAATGTTTTCAACTCTCGTATCAAGTTTTTACTAAGTGGATGCATTTTGTCGCTTTCAATCCAAGACTTCAACTTCATACATGCTGTAATCTTTGTCTTATATGTAGTTGTGAAACCTTTACGAATAGAACGTTGTACTCCACGTTTCTTTGGTTCATGTAAAAACTCACCTGGGAACTTATCTTCATCCATTTCATCAATAACGATAAGTGCTGCTTCTCCTAGTGTATTGTTTTCAACTGACCAATATAGTTCTGGTTGCCTATTACCAAGTTCTAATTGCTCATCTTTAATTACATGTAAAATTTCATTTAATATTCTAACTTGTCCACGTATATCTGTTTTATTATGCTGCCATTCTGCGACTTGCTTAAGCTCTGGTAGGCTCCAAACTTCTATCGCTGCGTTATCACCACCTGTACCCATAGCAGGATCAAGACCTACAACATAAGTAGAATCCTTTTTAATAGGTTCATACCATCTTATCTGCCCAGTTTTTTGCTGTGGTTCTTTTCCTTTTAACTGTGAAAGTTTTATACTGTCTACTAGTGTTTCGTCAAATGCTACGAACTTACATTCATGCTCTCGCATAAATCGTTCTGCTCCAACTCTACCACGTTCTTCGCCTGCCCATTTATCATCACGGTCTGGATGTTCACTCCATATAGCCATATATGGTCTAAAGCCGTTAACACCCACTTCTGTTTCGTTACCATATTCATCTATCTTTTTGTTTGCGCCTTGCCAGATAAGAGCAAACTGGTCATCATCTAAGTTAGGCGTACTTGTGATAATCGCTTTACCACCTGTAGCAAGTGTAGGAGAGATTGAAGTCCAGAATTCTTTCGCAATAGTAGGTCTAACGAATGCAAATTCATCTGCATATAACAGTGAGATAGAAAGACCACGACCTGTGTTTTCTGTTGTAGCTTGAGCAATGATACGAGAACCATTATCAAAATCAATTGAACCTTTGTTATATGATGTGACACCACAGCGTATGTGGTCAGGACACATTTCATACGCATATCTAATACGGTGCATAATTTCTTGTGCACCAGAATACTTATGTGCTGCTATAAGAATAGTTTGGTCTGGAATAAACATACCGTACCACAGCAAATACCCGGCAGCTGTAGTAGATTTACCCATTTGCCTGCCGAGCATTGATATAGAATATCTATAATTGTGATAAGAGTTTACAAGTTCATCCTGATAATTATATGCTTTGTATATCATACTACCCTTTGTAGGGTGTTGAATTGTAAAGTATTCATTTAGAAAATAATAAGGATCATCTATACATTTACTAAATTCAAGTAATTGTTCATCTGTATACTCTGTTTTGCTGTACGCACGTTTAGTTAAGTCAGCCATTATTCTTCAGTAGAAGTATCCTCTTCGGTACTTTCTTCAGTTGCTTCTTGTTTTGGTAACAAATTCATATATTCAGTATTGAATACATCTTTCTTACCATAGATACGGTCAGTAGTTTCATCAGCAAACTTAAAGTACTTGTCTGCCATTTCATCTAAGAATTCTTCTAAATGATTTGAATGTGGAATGTTTCCTTTTGAGATCCCGTCATTCACAAACTTAATGTATCCACTTACTTCTGTAAGACCTACTTGTGGGTGTACACCGTATTGCTGCATATATTCAATTGTGGCTGTAGAAGCACGACCGCCATCCATTAGATTACGATACATCAATTCAAAGCCTCTACGAACATGGTGGCGTTTTTCTTCACGTTCAAAGTCTTCTTCATCCCAATCATCTACGCCGTGTTTTTCTTTTAGACTCTCATAACTGTCAATCAGCGTAGCAATATCCTTGAAGGAACCGTTGATTTTACTTTCAAGTGTACTAATACTTACAAATGCTAGTCTTAGCTGCGCTTGTAATACATGATCATCTGGATCAGCATCAGCTTGCTCTTGTAGACGCTCAATCTTTTTAAGTTGTTTAGCATGTGAAACTTGTGCTTCTGCTAATGCCATCTTACGCTTTTCAACCTCAGCCATTACCTGACGCATCATACGCATTGGTGATTGACCATTAAGCATAGTAATACTCATCATGCTTAGTGTTGTTTGTGAATTGTTTCTATCAAAGAAGCGTGTCTTTGCTTCAATCTCAGGTAACCCTGCGTTTACTTTTGCTACTGCTGTTGAATTAATAACATCTTTTGTTACAGTAGGCATATTAAATGTAACTACGTTTTCGGCATTTACAATTTGTGTGGTTTGTTGTGTTTCAGCACTTAATTGTGTTGATTTATCTTCTTCGCTCATTAATGACTCCATGGTGGAAAATAAGTTATATTAACTTCTAATATAACTTATTTATGCTTAAATGTCAAGTTGTTTTATTATGCGTTACCTGATGTTGCTCCTGCACGTTCACGTGCTTGTGTTAAGTCTCCAATATCTGTTGTATTACCTAGCGTTTGTATTGTAAATCTATGAATATCTTGCCCATATGTAGTTTGTGTAGGTTTACCACTAGTAAATACACCATATGTATCATTTGATGTTCCTGTGTGTTGAATAAGTCCAGTAGGTCCTATCAAATCACCAAAATCTGTAGCATGTCCCGGTGATGCTATAGTAACATAGTCCATTCTATTCAAGTAACCGGCAGAAGTCGATGTTCCACCGGAAAATACACCTCGAGTTTCATCTGCTAGTGCTGCTATATGTCTTCTGGCTATAGTTAAATCACCAAAGTCTTGTGAGTTTCCAGCTGATGCGATTGTTAAATAGTCTATTGTATCTTCATAGACAAAATTTGAAATGGCTCCACCACCGTATAGACCATAAGTACCATCTCCGCATCCGCCATCTCCATGGCCTCTAGCTACAGTTAGATCACCATGATCAACTGCATGTGCGGCTGTAGCAAATGTTATTTGGTCATTTTGAAGTACCCAGCTGGTACCACCTTCATCTCCGCCCATTATAACACCATATGTGCCATCACTTGCAGAACCTGGCTCTATACGTTGAGTGGATAAGTATCTACTAACCCCACCATCTAAATGTCTAGCAAACTCAACTGCAGATCCGGTTGTAGAAATATTTGCAACAAATACGGAAGTTCCACCACCACCTGCAATATATGCATATGTACCGTCAGACATTGCGGTCATACCAGTTCTAACGATTGGCAGTTCGCCCCAATCAGTAGCAGTCCCACCAGTATTGATATCAAAATAATCTATGGTTTTATACGTGGACACCCCGCTACCACCAGCAACTAAAGCCCTATCGCCGTACCAGTTAACGGCTGGAACATTAGCCGCTGCAATATGCGATAAGTCATCGCTCAAATCACCAACATCTACGGGTACATCACTAACCTTAGCGATAGGAATCCCACCAGGAGTTTCGCCATCGTGTAAAATAATTCTATTGTTTGTGATGTCAACAGTAATTTCTGCTAACTCACCAGTAAATGCTGAGTGGTCGGTTGATGTTCCTCTGCGGAACTGAATCGAATATGATGGCATCTTTAACTTCCTATTGAATTAATATCGGTTTTATCAATTGTATTTGTGGTATTATCATACGGACTTGAAAGACCAGAAGAATATCCAGAGAAACCATTTTGACTTGTAGGTGCCTGTGGGGTTGCTTGTGATAATCCATGACCTGCGCTTAAAGCAGTTAATGTACCATCTGTTCTTGTAGAAGATACATCAGCAAATACATAGTCTCCGTATGTACCCAATAACTCACCATTTGGATCATTATGTGGGATTTTAGCTACAAAAGAAGAGTTATAGTTTGTTGGATCAGACGGCATAGTAGAACCAGATATTAATAACTGATTATTAGAATCTATATCGGCTCCATTAATAAAAATATCATTGTATCCGTAAGAATTTGATGCTATTGTTGTCAAACCAACATCTGATAATAATTCACCTGTAGTATCATACTTCAATATATATGTTGCTTGCGACCAAGCACTTACAGATACTACGATATTTCCGTCACTAAGTGGATTAATTCCTGCCACTCTCCAACTAGAAGATGGATGCAGACTGTTTGTATACCTCTTAATCCAAATTATACTACCGTCACTTGGATTAAGTTTAATTAATACAGCGTTATCAGAATTAGTAGAAATATTTCTACCTTTGCCTCCCAATAGTAAATTACCCTCACCATCTATTTCTATACAATTACATTGTATATTATGAAGTGTATCTGCAGCAGATATATGATATCCTGTAACAATACTACCGTTAGTCGAATTTAATTTAACAAGAAGAGT